TTCTCCTTATAATAAAAAGGGAGGCGATGACCGCCTCCCCCTGTGTAGTTCAAAGATGTGAACCCTAAGATTAGGCTCCACACTCAACTGTAACAGCATAGCTGTAGTTGGTTGCGTCAAGAGCTGCACTTGAATTAGTCGTAAGGGCTTTAAAGTCAATACGAGTGCTCATGTACATTGCAGTAACCTGCTGACGTGGTTCGTACTCGCTCTCAATCTCGATACCGCGACGTTCTGCAATCATAAAGCCAGGCTTGTAGAGCAGGACACCGATGTCATTGTTTTCAGTACCAACGTTATCCATGAACTCAGAGATAGCAATTGGGATACCGTAAACGGCACCAACTGAACCTGTGAGGTAGGTAGCGTTAGGACCAAACTTGTCAACTGTCTGGAAGTCAGAAGTTGTTACAAGGTTGTTGTAACCTTCGATTGATGTGATGTACACCAGGTCGTTACCAAGCTGAAGGCCATATTTGCCAAGCTTAGTACGGGCTGCAGCGATATCTGAAGGATCAGCTTTATCGTTTGCAGAACCTGTATCCACAGTCAGGCCAGCGCCTACGTCACCTGTCAGGTTAGTAATACCTTCAATGACAGAAGCGTAACCAGTACCAGCTGTAATAGTGTTGGTAGGCTGTGCTGTAAATCCAGTCAGAGCACCAGTACCACGCAGGATTGACTTATCAATAGCACGTGCTAAACGACGAGTTGCAGCTGCACGCAAGAAGTCGAGCAGAGGAAGAACTGTATCTTCTTCTTCGTCTTTTGCGAGGTGTGTAGTTGCCATAAACTTGTGTGGAGTAAAGTCCACTGAGCTGATGGTGTTCTGGTTGCTGGTTGGGACACGAGTAGCTTCGGCAATGCCTGTAGCAAATGTGCCAGAGGCAAACATTGCAACATCACCATCAGTGTCTTCGTCAGCGACTGGTACACGGAATGTTTTAGCGTCAACAGCCATACGGTTAAACATTGGAGCAACAACGAGCTGCTGTTCCATTTCCGTATAAATGTTGCTAGAGAAGTTGCTAAGGAACTGGTCTACAGATGTGACAGCCTTCATACGAGCACCATATTTGGTGTCGAAGACGTCACGCTTGTTTAACAGTTTTGCAACAAGAACGGCGTTTGCCATTTCTTTTTCAGAGAATTGCTCTTTACGAGCGCTTTCTTGGTAGTGCATCTTGGAACGCTGGAGTGCAGCGATTTCTTCCTGATACTTTTCCATCTGAGCTTTCAGTTCAGCAACTTGCTCAGATTCACGTGGGGTGTAAGCGGTATTGCTATCACCTTTAACCAGCATTTGCTGGTCAGCAGCGTCTGCTTCCTTCACGATAGCTTCACCGGTCTTTTGAACCAGTTCAGCAACTGCAGGCTCAGACACTTGAGCACGAGGTGCTTCTTTTTTGATCTCTTCAGCTGGTGCAGCTTCGGTAAGATCGATTGTATCTACGACTTGATCAGCCATTTCGTCTTTCTCCTTATCAGAATTTTCGTGAAGCTCTTTAGTCAGACTTTCGCTTTTAACTGCGTCTTCACTATTTTGAATTTTTTCGACTTGTGAATGTTCTTCTGTTTTCACATTAACAACATTATCACAGTCTTCGCTATCAGCGTCAACCTCTAAAAATTTAAAGATTGGAGATTGCTCTGTAGCGACATTGGTGACTCTAAACATTTTTTCTTGATAGTTTACAAGATCACCGTGTTGAAGCTTACTTGCGTCTTCGGAAAGCAAGTTTGTGAACGGGATAGATGCCATAGGATCTCTAATCTCAAGCTCCTCTTCCTCATCATCCTTTTCAATGCCAGTGACTACTTCCTCGGTTTCCGCTTTGACCTCAACTTCTGCAGTCTCAGCTTTTTCTTCAGTAGCTTCTTCAGATTTCTCTTCTACTGTCTCATCAACAGCTTCTGTTACTTCTTCAGAAACTTCTTCTGATTTAGCCTCAACCTCAACTTCAGTTACTTCTACTTCAGCTTCTTCGGCTTTAGTTTCAATAACTTCGTCTTGTTTTGAGTTACTCATTGCTTCCTCCTCGGTTGGAGACAACGGACGTTCGTTAACAACTTCGCCCTCCTCCATACTGTGAATCGGAACACCTGCCATGGTAATATCGTGTGTATGACCTTCGGCCTCTAACACAACTCCACCCATAACTTTATGAGCGTGGTTTTGCATATGAGATGCGTAGGTTGTTACACCATTACCACTTTCATCCATTTCTACGGTATGATAGTGACCATCGCTCATGTCGGTGATTCCTGCTTTAATTTTACGCATCTTCTTAATTTCTTCGGCGTCTGCCTCTTTTAAAGACTTTTTAAACTCATTGAATTCTTCATCAGAATTGAAAGATTTACGAATTGAGAAGAGTGAGTCTTGATTACAAGGCACTGATACGACTGAAATTTCTAACAGCTCAACATCAGTAATAATCATAGAATCATCTTCACGATTATACTTTCCATCCTTAACACGGAAACCAACAGAAAAGCTTTTTAAAGCTCCATCTTTAATAAGAGTTTGAACGCCATGATTCTTTTCAGCTGCTTCTGAAACAGCGCCTTCAACATAGATTCCTTTTTTATCAACACGAATATTATCAACACGACCGATAGGACAATCATGCTTATGCTGATAAAGAAGAACTGGATTGCGACGATAGTTTTCTACACCCTTAGCCCATGCTTCAGCAGTGACAATATCACCAGCACGATCTTTAGCTGTAGTATTCGCATAACCAGCAATCTTTAAAGATTTTGAACCTTTTTTGAGTGCTTTAGTTTCGAAGGAACTATTCAAATAAAGGGTTTTATTCATTTATCGTATCCTCTAAATTAGTAGATTCCTCTTGGGAGGGTCTTCCACCTTGGGTGGCGTCAGTTGCGCTACCTGTGATGTTCTGTGGTACTCTTATGGTATCATTATTCTCAATTTTTGGAAATCTTAATCCTTCACGAGCTTCATTTGGGGTAATAATTCCTGTATTTACCAGAGTAGAATAGTAAACTGCTTGAGTTCTGTTGTCTGGTTGTAAAGCTGGAACTGCAAGCCTATCAGGAGAAATTGTTACCCCACCGTTGAAGAAATGAGAGAAAGCAGAACAAAATTGAGTTAGAATCGGTAAAACTGTGTGTAAGTAAAATAGTTTTTGATTTGCATCAATATTAGCATTATTTCCAGATTTTAATAAAACGTAAGGCACACCTAATGCTTTTGCCATATCTTGTTGAATGCGCTCAATTGAGTTTTCAAAGTCTAACTGATCGAAAGACTTTGTAGAAAACTCATCAATCTTTAATCCACCGTCTAAAATAGCTGGATTTCTAGCACCATCAAAAATAGTTGTATAAGATGATCTCCAAGATTCTAATAAACGTTCTTTAACACGTTTAGACAAAATGTTATCTGTAGTAAGAACAAATCCTGGTAAAGCATTATTTTTGAAGAACTGTCTCTGAAACTTTATCATGTAATAATACAGTTCCATTAAATTCAAAATTGGTTTTAGCTTTGAAGTGCCTCTAAAAATTGAATTCTCGTTTTCAGCCATTATATGAATAATTTCATAGGGTTGAAATGTTATAGATTCAGCTTTTGAAGTCTGCTTACCTCGACCAAAACCATAATAATCTTGAGACTGTTGATTGTGGAGTAAGTAATTATAATGAGATACAAAAGTACGCTCATCTGGAACAACCTCTACATCATTAGCTGGTAATAAATATAATGATTCTCCATCGTAGTAGAAAAAAGCATTACCGTCTAGATGAAAGTCTAAAAAAGCTCGCCTAAATAATCTTGCACGATCCTCAAAAGGATTAGGTTTTATATTGAGTAGTTTATTAACTTTCTTAGCTGAACCGCCTGTGACATTTAGAGGTATTTCACAAAGAGCATTAATAACCATCTCTACAGAACGATGAATTACTTCAATCTCTCTATATGCTTGTTCAAAATCAACAATAGTCTCAGGAGAAGCAAAAGGCTCAAGAGACGCGATAGAAGGTTGTGCAGGATTTAGTTTTTCTGAAACCCAGCGTCTCCAGGCTGGTACTTCTTTAGTTGCCATGTTTTTCCTTTTGAATATCTAACCAATTTTTAATTTTTGGTGTCAAATGGTTAGAGTATCGTTGCCCATAAATAGTATGAAGTCTTTGGTGGTGAGACTTACATAATGTGAATAAGTTGTGATGGTCTAAACTTTCCTTACAGTCTATAGCAAATTCTTCACGAAGGGAAGTAATTTTTTCAACAGTATCAATTTCAGTAATCTTATTGCGAGTGCACCACTCATTAAATAATTGACTAACTGAAAAAAGATGATGAAGTTCTAAATTCTCAGTAGAACCACAAATATAACACTCATCACGTATTTTATAATCTTTTTTAATATAATCTCTTATATATTTAATTGGAAATCTTTTTAGTTCAGACATTCTTGAAGCACCTCCCAGCGTTTAGTAAAGTGAGAGGGATCTTTGTTTAATCCTACATCTCCTTCGCCTAGATTTAGAACCCTACCCGAAATAGTAGGCAACTGGTTGCAACTCTTAAGGTTTTTTATGAGGTAACTAACTAAAATATCATCCCCTCTTGTTAAGTGAGTATTTGCTAATATTTCAGACT